CATCTCACCTTGCTTCTCGTAGGCGATTCCTGCGTATTCGTATCCCACCAAAGACCCTGTCCTCGATCCATGGTGTTGCGACGTTCCCTAGAATCCGCCCTGCCTGCACGTCCGCTTCCGTCCGCGCATGAGCTGCTTGGGCAATCCTCTTTCGTGTTCCATCAACATGGGTTGAAATATATGCCAGTTTATTCCGACCTGGGAAAACTGTGTCAACTTTGTGCCTTTTCGTTGCCGTCATATTCGGCGAGCGGGCAGGAAAATCCCAGGTGGAAACACGTATGAAACAAAAGAAAAGCACCTGGGATTTTCCAAGGCTGAAAGGAACGGTCATGAACCTCAAGGAAATCGCCTACAGCCACTACCTGCCCGCCAAGCGCAAGCGCCGCCGAGCAAACACGTGCGAAGGATACGCGTCGGAATTGCGCCTTTACGGAGGATCCAATCCGCATTTACGGATGATCAAGGACGAGCTGATTGGCAGTGAATCCGAGATGCGCTTCGTTTTCACGTGGGTGCGCTAAACCGTGTAGCACGCATACGCTTCGAAATAGGATGTTTCGTCCTTAAAGTAAAACGAAACGCTTCCGTCCTTTTCGATAAAACAGGATGGTGAGCTTATGTTTGCGCCCAGTCCGCAAACCGACATGGGGATGCGAATTGATGGCGCTATGTTTTGCGGAACCCTCTCCTCGGTCGTACTTATAGCATTAGCTCTTACTGTCCAGTAATGCGTGTTCCTGACATGCAAAAACACCATCTTCGCACACACTCGGTATTCGAAAATGTAATAAGAGCCTTCGTTGTCGATTTCTTTTACTTTGATCCATCCCGTGTCCAGGGATACGGAATCACTGCTTGATATAGAGGACGGTTATTGTCGCTTCCGAGTAGCCCCAAGCGTTATGGTTTGGGACGAGGTTCATAAAGGCAACCCTTGCGTGGGTATCGTCGATAAAGCAGCATTCCGTGAAGGGGAAGCTGCCGTTGTGGTTGCTCGTGAAGCCGACAATGCCCAGGGGCTTGTATCCTTCCATCGATATGTCGATAACCTTCTCCAGTGTGCCACCGTATTCTGTGCTCGATTGCGAAACCGTGAAGTTCTTTGAGCATATCGAGGATACGGAATCCCGAATGGAAACTAGACTGGGCAGGCTGCCGAGCAGGACGGTGGGCGTTGCAACCGAAAGGCCGCTCAACGTGATGCGTGCGAACGGGATAACAGCGGACGTGTCGCCAGCCAGGATGCTGCCGACCTTCACGGAGGGGTCTGCTGCCGTGCCTGTGGTGGCGGTGCCCTTCACGACCTTGAAGGAAGCGCTCTCGATGCCGTTGGGGTCCTTGGCGTAGTTCAGCGTGATGAGGTCGCGGCGGTTGTAGCCCGTCTGCCCGTTGTCGACCGCAAGGCTCTCGCCGCTGCCCTTCACGCGGATGTGGCGGCCCTCCCATAGGATCTCGCCAGCCGCGATGTTGATGCTGTTGGCGCTCTTCGCCGAAACCTCGCATCCATCCATGATGTAGGCCCCGCTTCCCAGGGAGTGCGCGTTGAATGCGCCAACGTCCTCGCTGTCGACGTGCGGAACGCCAGCCTTGCCTGTAACGAGCTCGATTGCCATGGTGATGTCCTTTCATTCGTTGCGATGATGATGCGTTCAGCGTCACAGGGCGACGTGGCAGCCTAGTAGTCGGTTGCCGATGCCTTGGAATCGCCAGATTCGTACTTGACGGTCTTGAAGCCCAGGCTGTCGAACGATGCTATGACCTTGGATACGGGCTCGCTTGTGCTCACGCCCGTCACGCTGTCGTAGGCGGCAAGCACATCGTCGACATGCAGCTCAACGCCCTCCAGGTCGAGCAGGTCGGCCTTGCGGAAGACCTGGTAGCCAGAGAGCTTCTTGATGCCCTTCTGGCGAAGCTCGTCTGCCTCGGCGTTGCTGTAGTCGTAGACCTCGGTGCGCTCCAGCGCGCCCTTGAGCGTCTGCGTTGCGCCCACGTTTCCCTTGGCATCGGCGTAAATGTGGATGACCGTTCGGTTTGACAGCTCGCCCTTGCCAAGGCAAACCAGATGGTTCACGGGCGTTCCGTAAACCTCGGTGCTGGCCCGTGCGTCCAGGGTGCGCGTTGGGGCGCTGGAGACCTCAACAGCGCCGCAAGAGCAGGTGATGACCAGCGTCCGCCCGACCGTTGCGAGCATCGCCCGCAGGCCGCTGTACGCGTCAGTGTAGCGGTTGAAGCGGTAGGAGACGGAAACGCCAGAGGTGTCTGCGGCCCTCATGACGGAATCGAGCCCGACGGCGTTAAGCACCGATGCGATTGCGGCGTTCACGGTGCCAGACACGCTTCGGTAGTCGCTGCCCGCTGGCGGGCATATGACCTTGCCCTCCAGCAGGCCGTGCCACGTTGCGCCCGTGTAGGTCATCTGGTCCGTCTCTGCGTCGTGGGCCACGTTGTCCACCATGCCGCCGTACTCGGTTCCGTCGACGTAAACGTAGCCGTGGGCATCGAGCAGCGGCGCTTCCTTGGGCATGATGATTTGAAAGTCGTTCTCATCGGAGCCGAAGGCGAACTCCATTGATACGGGGCGCAGCGCCTGGATGTCCGCCATTCTCGAATCTGCGTAGACGATAAGCATCGGCTAGCTCCATTCTGGCTCGGAGCGGTGCTCGAACACTGTGAGGTCGAAGCTGAAGTCCCCTGGCGATGCAACGTCGGAAACGCCGCTGGGCACCTGCTTGAAGACGTAGGAGGAGGAATCCACGCCGCCTTGGTACCGCTTGCCGAACACGTTGTCCAGCGCGCCGTTGAGGCCGTGCTTCACGATCGTCTGAGCCCTTGTGTCTATCTCCACGTACTCGCCCGAATCGAGCGTCACCTTCACGCCGTAGGCGTTGCCGCCGATCGTCACGTGCGGCTCGCTGCACGGGCCGTACATGCGAATGACGGCATCGGCGGGGGGGGGGGGCTGGGTCTCTATTCTCGAAGATGAAATCGGGCTGGTTCCGTAGTCGTAGGCGAAGTCGTGCGGATAGTCCACGGCATCGGCCGAGCTGCCCTCGCCGATCGCGAAGAAGTGGCGCTCCTCTGCGCGGTACCACGTCAGCTCCTCGCAGGCTATGCCAAGCTCGCACTCGCAGAAGCGCCCATCGTGCCACCACTCGCCGTACTTGCGCGCCGTGACGAAGCACGGCAGGTACCAGCCGTTGCACCAGAGCTTGCCGGCGGTGAAGTTCAATGCATCGCGCTCGGTGACGGTTACCAGCTCCTCGCGAAGCGCAAGGCCGCGCTCCTCGGTTTCCGCGGCTATGCCCACCTTCAGCTCGATCTCGGCTGGCTCCTTGTAGAGGCGCGTTATGCGCCCGTTGGCGGTGTCGTGCTTCCAGCTGGCGTTCCTGGCGGCGTTCTCGAAGAGGTGAAGCTCTCCGCCGTCGGCACCGAACTCGATGCGCCCGCCGCTTCCGCCCTCGTAGGCCATCGCTATCTGCATTCCTATACCTCCCTCACAAGGCGTGCGAACTCGCGCTTGTCGATCCGCACCTCCCTGTCTTCCTGTATTGCCTGCTTGATCTCGTCCAGCTTCGCGTAGATGAGGTCGAGGCGCTCGGTGATCGCCTGCACGCCCTGCATGAAGGAATCGCCGAACACCGATTCCTGCGTGGTGGAGTCCATCACGGCGACGGCCTTCTGAACCTCTATGGGCGGTATCTCCATGGAAGCGTTGCCTGCTTCCACCACCTGGGCGCTCATGGCCCTCACGGCGGCAACCGCGGTTGCCGTCTCGTCCTCGATGCCCACGGCAACGCCGCGCGCGATGTTCTTGCCGATCAGGTTGCGCATGACTCGCGAGGGCGAGTGGATGCCCAGCATGCTCTTAGCGTGCTCAACGGCTTGGTTGACAACGCCGCCCAATGCGGAAACGACCGCACCAGCAGCGCCGCGGATGCCGTTTGCAATGCCGCTGACGATCTGCTCGCCGATGCTGGCAACGCGCCCAGGGATGCCGCTGAGCGTGCTCACGATGTTGCTCATGAACTGCTGCCCCGCCTGGCTTGCCTTGCTTGCCATCTGCCCAACGAAGCTGGCGGCCTGGCCGATTGTGCTGCCCAGGAAGCCGCCGACGCGCCCAGCAAGCCCGCCAAGAGCGCCGCCGATGTTGCTAAGGAACTGCTGTCCAGCGCTGGCGGCGTTGCTGGCCATCTGCCCGACGAAGTTATCCACGTTACTCAATGCGCCCGTCAGGAAGCCCCATATAACGCCTGGTAGGCCGCTCAGGAAAGAACCCACGTTGGAAACGAAATCAGCGGCGCTCTGAGCCGCGGAAACAAGCGTCTGCCCGAAGCTGACGAATGCGGAAACCACTTGCACAACAACGCCGATGATCACCGCCAACACGTTGGCGACGAACTGGATAGCCGCCGTAATGGTAGGCATTGCAGCGGTCACGGCCTCAACGATCTGCTGGATCACTGGGGCAAGGGCACCGATCAGCGTTGTTGCAAGGTCGAGTATCAGCGTCCCGATCTGCGTAAGGGCTGGCATGATCGCCTCGCCAAGCGCCATGAACTGCTCGCCCAGGGCTTGCAAAGAGGGCTGTATCGCGGTGAAAGCCGCCTGAATCTGCGCCCATGCGCCGTTTACGGCGTTGGCGAAATCTTGGTTCGTGGCGTAAAGGGTGGCGAACACGGCAACAAGCGCCGCGATGGCGGCTATCACGATGGTTACGGGGCCGCCGACCGCCGCAACAGCGGAGCCGAGCACCTTGATCGCGACGGAAGCAGCGCCGACGCTGCGCACCACCGATACAAGCGACTGCACCGCGCCGACGGCTGGCATTATGGCTGGGACGATCTGCAGGGCGGTGAAAGCCGCACCGACCGCCGCAACGATCGGCGCGATCGTGCCGAAGTTGTCCTTCACCCAGCCGACGGCGGTGACCGCAGCCCCGCCGAACTCGGTAACAGCCTGCTTGATCGCATCGAAGCCAGCTGCTATCTCGCCGTTCTCGTTGATCTTGTCGATTATCTTGGCTATCTGCACGGTAACCGCGTTTGCCGCGTTGCTCATGCTGGTCGCGATGCCGGCGGAGCCCGTCTTCGCCTGCTCGGCGAAGGAAGCCATGCCGTTGATTCCCTCGGAATCGAGCCTCACGAAGGCGTCGGCGAAGTCGTCAACGGAAACCTTGCCAGATTTCAGCGCCTCGTACAGGTCGTTCGATGATTTGCCAGCGCCGAGCATCGACTGCGCGACGGCATCGAGCTGGCCTGGCATTGCGGTTTGGATGCTGCGCCATTCCTCCAGCTCGAACTTGCCCTTGCTGATGCCCTGCACGTACTGCTCCAGCGCGGCTTCCTGCACCTGCGAAGACTGCCCGCCAGCAACCAGGGCATCGTTGAGCGCCAGCATGACGTCCGTTGCCTTGCCAACGTCCTTGAACTTCGGCACGACGCGCTGCACGCTGCCCGCTATGGAGTCGAGCTTCGTGGGCAGCCCCTGGATGTGGTCGCTCATCTTGCCGATTGCGGCCGAGGCGCTGTCAGCGCCGTAGCCGAGCTGGGACATCACGCGCGGGAACTGGTTGAGCGTGTCCACGCGGCTTATAGCGCCGTCAAGGCTGCTGGATATGACGCCCGCCGCCTTGCTGAAGGCGTTTGCGAACAGGTTGCCGATGAATGAGCCCTTGATGGCGGTGCCGAGGCCCTGCTTCGCTGTGTCGCCGAGCTTCCCCACCGCAGCGGAGAACTTCGAGGAATCGGCATCGATCTCTATTACTACGCGGCCATCTGCCACCCGCTACTCACCTCGTATCATGCGATTGGCGGCGGCTTCCTCCCGTGTCCTCGCTGGCAGCATGTACGCCTGCTTTCGCTCTCGCAGAGCGCGGCGCTCTTCCTTGCCAAGCCGCTTGTCGTCGAGGTCGGCCGCCCTCGTGCTTATCGCCCTCATTGTTTGCGAGCCGTCACCAAGGCCGCCCAGCAGCGCCATGAAGCGCCACCAGTGCATGCCCGTCGCCTCGTCCGTGAGGTCGATGCCGTACTCGCGCTGGAAGTCGGCGGCTATGCGCTCGCCGTCGTAGTCCCAGTCGAGCAGCCGCTTCCTCGAAAGCCGCCTCTCGCGCGCCGTCTGCGGGCGCTGCGCCATGCCTGGGCGCTTGCGCTCCAGGAAGCCGATTGCGGCCGTCACGGCTTCCACAGGGCTTCCCAGGGCTTCCTCGAACGGCGTTGGGCTGGTGCCTTCGTTGGGGTAGGCGAGAGCCAGAACGCCTATCACGCGGTCGGAAGCTTCGGCGCTGGGGTTGTCGGCTACGCGCCACACGTCAACCCATGTGCGCCAGTCGGTGTAAACGCGAAGGGGCTTGCCCGAGACCTCGACGGAATCGGGCAAGCCCCCAGTGAGAGCGCCTGCCATCTACCTGCTCCGCTTCACGGAAACGTCCAGGCGGGCCAGAACGTCGTCTATGCCATCGGACTCGATGCTGTTCAGCTCGTCCAGGAGGTAGGTTAGAAGCTCGATCTCGTCGAGGATGTTCGGGTTGCGCCCTTCGAAGATCTCCTCCTGCGCCTTCTTGCCGAGCAGCGCGCCCACAAGGTCGCGCAGGGCATCGGAAACCTTCTTCATCGCATCTGGGCTGTTCAGCTCCGATTCGGTCATGTTGGCCATGCGCTTCTGCATAGCGTCAACGCGCTGGGCAACGTCAACGTTGCCCTTCTCGATCTCGTAAGTCTTGCCGCAAACCTCTACCGTGGTCTTGCGGTTCTTGAACTCAAAGCCCATTGTTTGCTCCTTTGCTAGCCGCTACAGGGTGTTAAGCCCCTGCATGTATCCGATCAAGCCGCTAGACTCGATCCCAATGTCGCTAGCCATTTTCGCCAAGCCGTCACTGTCGGTTTTAGCGCCCTCGGTCTCCATCGTCTCGACCAGGAAAGCCACAAGCTCCAACTCGTCAAGCGGGTTAGGCTCGCGGCTCTCGAAGATGGCGTTCTGCGCCTCAGTGCCAAGTACCGCCCCCACGTAATCGCGCAGAAGCCCCGACACCGTGCGGGCTGGGCTGTCTCCTGATTCGATGTCTCCAGATTCGTTGATGTCGAGGTCGTTGAGCGCCTTCTTCGCCTTGGCCACAGCGTCAAGCATCGAGGCGTTGCCCATGTGGATCACATACCAGTCGTTACCGATCGCCACGCGGATATCGCGTTCCTTGAAAGTAAAAGCCATTGTTTGCCTCCTGAAAAAGCCGAAGCCCCAGCGGTGAAAGGTAGTAAAGCCCGCTGAGGCTTGGTTAGTTGAAATGTCTATGTCTGTTGCATGCCCTGCGCTAGGCGGTTGCGGCGGTGAACTTGCCCGCGCTCCAGGTGCCCTGTGTCCAGTCGTTGTCGCTCATGGAGAGGGTGCCTTTCAGCTTGATGGGCTCGCCCGCGGTGTTCTTGTCCAGCTGGTTCGGAGTGAGCAGGAACGCCGCCTTCTTTGCGACGAGGCCGCCAGAGGAGCCTGCTGCCTTCTCCCACGTGCGCACGCGGCAAACCTCGACCGGCACGTTGGTGTCGTCCTCGTGCGATGCGAGGAAGGTATCGAGGGCGTTGTTGCGGTACATGTCCTTCTCGTAGTCGATGGAAGCGCTCTTCGAAAGCGTGTACTTCGGTCGGCGCTTCGTGTCGATGTACTCCGGCTCGTAGGTGTTAGCGTCGTCGCTGAACTCCCAGGAGAGCAGGTTCGTCACGTTGACCCAGTTGGGCGTGGTCGAATCGCCGATGTTCATCCAATCCTGCAGCTCGTCGCCCCAGATCGGTACCTCTGCGGTGGTGATGTCAGCCATTTAGGCTCCCTTCATGCTCGTGTTCGTTGGTTGCATTGTGGTGCCTGCGTCACCATGTCGCCGCGCGCTTGTACTTCAGGTCGAACGAGACCTGCCAGTCCTCGAACGCCTCCGCTCTCCCGAGGTAGTAGGGGACGCCAGCCGTTGGGCGCTTGTAGGCCACGTAGCCGTCAAGCACCACGCAAGCGTCAAGGAAGCCGCTTGCGGCCTTGGAAAGAACCTCGGCAGCGTCAAGGCGCTCCTGCTGGTCGTTGGCGGCGATGCGCAGCGTGAGGTTGAACGGCATCGGGCAAAGGACCTCGCCGCTGATGTAGCGGCTCTCCTCCCCGCCGCCGTCCTTCAGCTGCAGCATCATGCGGGGGAGCTTGCCAGGCTCCGCAGAAAGCTCCTCGAAGCGCACGGGGATGTCGGCATCGACGCCCGCAACGACCTCTTCCATCAGGTCGAGCACCTGCGTTGCCAGGTGCTGGTCGTGTCCGTTAGCCATTGAAACTGCTCCTTACGATGGTCTGGGCGGCGCGCAGCCATGCCGCCGCCCTGCTTGCCTTCGCCTTGTCGAACCAGCGCGGCCCAGTGCCCGCGGTCGTGTACTGCCAGCCAGATTGCGCGTAGTACTGCGGGCGGGCGTACCGAACGCCGCCGACACCGCCCCACGACAGCTCCGCCTTGCCGTTGGCGGCCTTCACCTGGCCGCTTTGGCGAAGAGCGCCAGTCAGGAGCGGTGCCATCCTGTTGGAATCGTCCTTCGCCGCAAGGGCGTAGGCGCGCGCCGCCTCGGTCTTAACCCTGGTGGACTTCGCCAGTGCCCGCGAAACGTCTACGCTCTTGACGCGGAACTCGCTCATGCCAGCGTCAGCTCGTAGTGGTGGGCGCTGCGCCCGATGCGCAGCGCCGCGACTGTCTGCACCGTGAGCGCCTGGCTGGGCGGGACGGGGGAGCCGCAAACGCCTGGCATCACCTTGTCCTTGCGCGAGAGCTTCGCGCCTATTGGGTGCGGCATGTAAAGCGTTGCGGTGCGCGCGCTCTGGTCGCCGTCGGCGGAGGCGGTCGCCCCTTCGGTTGCCTCCAGCCTTGCGGGCGAGAAGACGTAGCGCTTCCAGGAAACCCTCCTGCCGTCCTCCTGCGGCTTCCATACGGTTATCGACGTGTTGTAGATCATCAGATCCCGACCTCCATAAGGCTGGTGCCGCTCAGCTCGCGCTCGATCGCCGCGGCGACCGTGCGCCTGCGCGTCTCCGACTGCCCGAAGCTCACCGATATGCCGCCAGCCGTGTAGCTGGCAGCGCCAGGTGTTTCGCCCTCTATCGCATCGATCGCGGCGCACACCGCACGGCGGAAGGCGGTCGCCTCGTCTTCTGTGATGTTTTCCAAATCGTGCATACAGCAGCGCTGCTTCGCCTGCGCATAAGCAGAGGGGAGGGCGGATTCGAACCCGTCCTCCCCACAAGCGCCGCCGAAGCTGACGTACTCGCTGTATATCGGCTCTAGCGCCGCCATCGGCTAGCCCTTGGTGCTGGCCTGCGCTGCGGCGGCCTTGATGGTGCCCTTGAACACGAGGTCCACGATCTCGGGGAAGATCTCGATGCCGGAGATGGCAACGGTGTCGTATGCGGCCTTGACCAGCGTGGACTGGTGGCACACGGCGATGTAGCCAGTCTCATCGGTCTTCAGGTCGATGTCGGGAAGCTTCGCGCTGGATGCTGGGATGTAGTGCACCTTGATGTTGCCGGAGGCCGTGCAGTAGATGGAGCCGGCGGGCACCGCGTTGGTGAAGATGAGGTTGCCGAGGCCAGCCCAGTTGGTGATGTACTGCAGGCCGAAGGCGGCGAACACCTCGGAGTTTGCGATTGTCTCGGCAAAGTCGATCGGGTTCGCGAAGAACAGCGCGGTCGTGTCGCCGTAGTCCTCGGAGGCGTTCTTCAGCTTCGCCCATGCATCGGATGCGCACTTGACGAAGTCGGTGCCCTCGGCCGTGCCGGTGCCTGTGCCGAGCGCCGTGATGAGCTTCTTCTTGATCTTGGACTGGATCTGGTTGATCAAGCGCTCGTCGGATTCGGTCACGGCCTGGTCGTAGCCCTTGGTGATGATGTCCTCCAGGTACGTCTTGGTGTGGTAGTAGTCCAGCGTGATGGCGAAGTCGCGCACCTTCTCTCGGTTGTACTCGGTGGTTGGGATCTCGTTGCCCTTGACGTAGGGGTCGGTGGACAGCTCGCCAGTAAGCTTGTACTGGGACAGCGTCTCCTTCGGGCCAGCTGTGATCGCCTGGGTTACCCCAAGCATCTCGATGAGCTTGCTGGCCTTCAGCTCGAAGGTGGTAGCGAAGTCAGCGTCTACCGCCTTGGTCAGGAATTGGTCTTTAGCCATGTTCGGCTCTCCTTAGTTGAATAGCTCGATGTTGTCTGCGATGGCCTGGTGCCGCTTCTGCGGGTTCTTGATGGCCATGATCTCCTCTTTCGTCATTTTCTTGCCCGCTCCTTCCGGCGTTCCTGCGCTGGAAACGCTGGAGGTGTTGGGCTGCTGGAACAGGTGGGCGTAGTCCTCTGCGAGCTTGGAGACGTCCAAGCCGCTGACGTGCCCGTCCTTGGCGATCTCGACGCCGCCCATGTCGATGTGGGCCATGGCCCCCGCGGTGTCGATGCAGTTCGCCTTGATCAGCTCGTTCTCGACCGTTAGGCGCTTCTCTCGGTCGCTTGCACTTGCCGCAAGCTCCTGCTGCGCCTTCTCCGCCTCGGCCTTCGCAGCTTCCACGGCGGCCTTAACGTCATCCTCGGTAAGCGCTTTGTCGAGGTTGGCGGTGAGGTCGGTAACCTGCTGCTGGGCTTCTGAGAGCTGGGTTTTGAGCGCTTCAACCTGCTGTTCAAGGCGCTTCATCTTCTGCTCGTCGCTTGGCGTGCCCTTGGGTTCGCCGCCCTTGGGTTCCGGGTCGTTGCCGTTGCCTTGCTTGGGTTCTGGGTCGTTGCCGTTTGCCATGCCGTAAGTTCCTCTCTATCGGCGTTTTTTCCGCGCTTCACTGCGCGCTCGGTGCCCTCTTCCGCTTGGGGCGTGCGGTTGCAGCCGTCCGCCGCTGCGCGCGATGCTGCGATTGTGCTGGAGGTGTCACAGGGCGAAAAAAAGCCCCGCACATGGCGGGGCTTCGGTTGCGTTGCCGCTATTCGGCTTTTCGTCCAAGTATGGAATCTAGCGCTTCGGTCATGTCCTCGGCTATGTCGCTCACCGCGTAGTACATGAAGTGTGGCGCGTTCTCCAGGCTGACAGGCGATTCGTCGAGCGCGAGCATCACTTCCTGCAATCCCTTCAGCTTCAGCTCCGCGGCCACGAGGTTGTCCATTGCCTGGTTGTTTATCTGCTTGCTCATTACGCTGCTCCGTTCAGAAAGAGATTGATGAAGTACTGCTGGCCCTTGCCCGTCACCTTTGGGGTCCTCTGCACGGTTATGTGGCCGTCGCTGTGGGTGATGGACGTTTCCTTGATCTCGAACCAGCCGCGTTCCATGCTGCGCTGCGTCGGCATGTTGTGCGAGCTTCCGTTGGCCCTCATCAGGTAGCCGCGCTGGCGCATCCACTCGAAAAGGCGGCGCTGCCCCATGTCCACGCCGTTCTGCTTCAGGATCTTCGCCAAGTCGCCGATCAGGATCGACGTTCTGGAGGTGGCGACGGCATCGGCGAACACGGCCTTCGGCTTCATCTCGTCGAGCTGCCGCTTCTGGCGCTCGATCGTCTCCTGCGCCACCAGCACGGCGCGGGCCATGATCTCCTCGGGGGACTCGTCGGGCTTTGCGGCAACGTACCCGCCCGTGCGGCGGATGCTTGGCAGCACCTCCTCGAACACCCAGGCTTCGAAGCGCTGGGCGTTGGGCAGCTTGGAGTGCGTTATCAGTCGGTAAACGTCAGGCTCGGTGATGAAGCGCATTTTCTGCGTCCCACCTGCGGTTTCAAGGGGTGCCCAAAACGGGCACCCCTTGCAATGATTGCGAATTGCCTTGTTCGTGTTCGAGTAACCAAGTGCGGCAGCAACATCATTGCCATGGAACAGCACTTTGCCGTTGTTCTCAATGGTTCGAACCTGCCCGAACTCTGGGTTGTCGAATGATACAATTTCGTTCGGTTGCATTATGCAACCTCCTTTCTGGGGGCACCTTCAGTGTTTGGAATCGGTGAGGGTGCCCCGTCATTTACTTTTCTTCTTTTTCTCTCTCGATTTGTTCGCGAACAAGGTTTTTCAAGAACTTTGCCTTGTTCTCTTCCTGCTCAATTCTCGCTGTGATTTCTGGTTCGGTTTTCCTGTTGAATGCGACACTTACACGGAGCAAGTTTTTCGCATCGTATCTGTCTTGAGCTGGATATCTCATACGTTCACCTCCATGTACCCTTAATATACTATTAAGTACAGTAGGCGAACGAGATACGAGCGAATTTCTCCATATTCCAGCCGAAAAATTTGCGGTTACGAAGGGGGTAGCGTTTCGGACCCACCTTTCCCGAAACGCCCCAAAACGTGCAACTCCAGCCCCGAAAAACGGGCTGTAGCCGCAAAAACGGGCGCGAGAGTGCCGATTTCGGGGACTTTCGGGGATTGTCTCGTGTTGCTACGGGCGGATCGCGCCCATGATGCCCTTGGCTTCCTCTGCGGCCCTGCGCATGGCGCTGTTCTCCTCCAGGTACTGCAAGCCCCTCAGCGTGACTTCCAGCGCCTGCCAGTCGATCAGCACGGTTTCGCGGCGCTGGCCCACGTACTTGCGCACGATTACTCCGTTGATGAGCCCCTCGGCCTGCAGCATCGCCATGATCCTGTCGCGCTGCGCTGCATCGATGTCGAAAACCTCGGGCGCGAACATGCCAGGGTCGGTCTCGTCCAGCTGCTCTGCCGCGTGGATGCGCTTCAGCACCTTGTACACGGTGCGCAGCTCTTTCGATGGGGTCAGTTTTCCCATGGTGATTCTCCTTTCGTTGGTTGGTGTACCGAAAGGATACGGGGCGCGTCACAGGAAAAGGAAAACCCCGCCGAAGCGGGGTTTCGTTACCATTCGATTCTTATTCCCTCGTATGGGGTTGCTCCCATTTCGGCGAGGGCATCATCGACCATTTTCTTGTACTTTGCGTAACTTTCGCGTGCCTTCTCTGGTGCCTTGTCGGTGGGCTCCGCCTGGTATGTGTTGTTCACGTACCTGTACCATGCGGGGTCGTTCCTCCAATAGAAAAACTGGTTGTACTGTTCCTCACTTTTCATCAAGGTAACCCCTCCTTTTCAGGTACTCGACAACTGATTTCCCGTATACGTTCACCTTACCACAGCAGGCATTGGCGAAGCACTCGGCGAAGAAGTCTCGTGGGTTTTTGTCGGCGTACTTCGAAATCGAATCATTGCGGCTTCTACCCAGCTCGTTGGCTATTTTCAGGATCTCCGCCTTGCATGAATCGGCGAACGTTTCGTAATCGACGTCGCTGTATCCTCTCCCCATTTCGTTCTCGACAATCGACTTCTGCAGGATGTGCCCAAGTTCGTGAGCCGTTGGGTACACGGCCCTGTTCGACTTCGAGCACGGCATGTAATAGCCGTCTTTTATCCCGTTGGATACAGCCGCGGAAGCCGATGCCCTGCTGGCGAACGTCTCGTTGCTGTACGCGATGCGCCATTTCCCGTCTCTCATCGTTGTGTAGGCAACGCCGTTCATTCTCGAAGAGTACAGATCCAGCCCGTACCGCTTCAGCGATTCGTCAAGTATCGGGATCCGCGATGCTATTCGGTCGATTTCCTCGATCTGCCTGTTCATCAGCTTCGGCGGTATGCCCCTCACGTTCAGCGGGTCGGTCTTGCCGTACCTGCTCGGCTTCAGGTGCTCGACGGTTGCGGCACCGCTCAATTTCCGTCCCGTCAGCCCCTTCGGCTGCTTCCCGATGCCGTAAGCCTGCTCGCGGCTCGGTATGCGCGTGAGGTTGTTGGCCTTGCAGTGCTTGGCGAGCTTGGCCTGCCAGTTGCCCAGCTCCAGGCGCTTCTGCACGTAGGACGGGTGCTCCAGCCCCATGCCCATCTTCTCCATCATGGCCACCTGGTAGCGCGTGCCGCGCACCGCGCGCTCCAGGGCGCGCTGCCTCTGCACGGCCTCGTAGTACTCCTCGGAGGTCATGCCGTTGTGCAGCGCCGAATCCTCCTTGAACTCGGTGTCTGGCGGCTCGGTCTCCCCAGGAACGTATACCTCGATGGTGTGGCGGCAGTTGACGCCCTTCAGCCCCGTGGCGGTGCCGTATCCCGTCAGCTCCGCCATGCCCGGGTACTCCACGCCGTCGACGACAACGGGGCCGTTCACGCCGAACGGCTTGCCCTGCCCCTCCGCGTGGCTCGGCCTTGCGCCGTAGTGCGCATCGGTGTGGGCGAGCTGCCATCCGGCAGCGTCCAGGTTGGCGAGCGTCGCCCTGCCGCTTGCCTGGCTAAGCTCGGTGGCCATCATGCGGCGGAGCGCAACGTCAACGGAATCGCGGCGGCCGCTTGCGTGCTGCACGCGGAAGGAGCCGCCCAGCTCGCGGTATGCGCGCTCTATCGCCGCATCCTGCGGGAGGTTGCCAGCCAGGCTGTCAAGCGCCGCCTTGGCTGCGGCTTCCCGCCAAGCCCTCGCGGCGGTCTCCGCCATGGAAAGGTTCTGGCGCGCCAGGGCATCGGAAACGCCCTTGGCTGCGTAGCCGGCGATGTCCCGCACGCGCTTCTCTGCCGCCTTCTGCGCGGTTTCGTCGAGCCTCGGGGCATTGGCACTGGCCGCTTCAGCTATCGCGGCTGCTGCGCCGTTCCTGGACTTGCTGGCGGCATTGTGCGCGGCTGCGAGGGCCGCGAGCATAGCCAACTCGGCTATGGCTGATTCGGCGACGGCATCCGACACGGCTTCCTGGGCTTCGCTGCGGATGCTCGGGGAGTATGCGGCGGTCACCTCGCTTGCCCGTTGCTCGAACTCGGCGGCGAGCTGCGCAAGCTCGGAAGCGTCCCAGCCGCCCTCTGCCGCCCGCTTGGCAAGCTCCGCGGTTATGTCCGCCAGCTCGCCAGCGTAGCGCTCCTCTGCGCCGTGCAGGACGGCCTCCACTGCCTTGTCGATGTCTGCTTCGGAGAGCGCCACGGCTAAGCCTCGTAGGGAACGCCAGCCGCCGCGTCGGTCGCGGCCTTCGCGTCCTCCTCGGTGTAGCCCTGCCAGCGCACCATGTAGCGCCACGGCTCCAGGAGGCCAGCGGCAACGTCGGCGCGGTCGCGCTCGCGCAGGGTGTCGTCGTCCTCCATGATGTTGTCGCCCATTACCACCTGCACCTGGCCCGTCATGTCGGGGATGCTGGCGGTTCCGAGCGTGCGGCACGTGTTGGCGGCGGCCTCGATGATGTCTGATATGGCGGGCTCTATTACGTGCTCGTGGCGGCGAACGGTGCGCATCATCTCGGCGTTGTCCGATGCCACCTCCTTGGCGGTGGTGATGCTGCCCGACGCGTCCAGGGCGTACGCCTTGGTGCCGAAGCCTATGCGCTTGCCGAGCACCTGCAAAGCGGTGGCAAGCATCTGGCGGTTTTCCTCTGCTCTCAGCGATGGGTTGTACTCGAAGATGGCGGCGTTGCCGTCGTACACGTTCGATTCCGTTGCCACGAAGAACTGCTGCCCGTTCATGTGCGGTATCTCCAACCGCCCCGCCTCGTTGCGGTGCAGCATGTTCTCGGGGAGTATGACCATCTTGCGGCCCAGGAACAGGTCGTTGCCGATGCTGTCGAACGCCAGGTCTACTGTCTCGATGGCGTCTATGGCCTTGTCGAACAGCGAAACTCCCATGGGGGAGTAGTCCCAGTAAGGGTTGTCGTCTGCGAGGCGGATCAGCTGGAAGGTGGGCTTCGGCTGCTTGGTGTCCAGCGCCTCGGTGGCCTGCAGGAACCCGTCAGGCTCGAACTGCTCGCCTCTCTCGTCGAAGAAGGCGCAGAACACCTGGTAGTTTCACGTTGCGGCGTCTGGTCGGTGAACCTCTATCTGCGTGCAGCGGATTCCATTCAGCCACATGGTGCCGATGAACGCGCAGTCGGAGCACCGAACGCCGTCCCATCGAAGCGGGATGATGCTGCGAGCATCGTAGCGCACGGGGGTTACGCGCAGCCTGTCGGACTGGCCCACGCGGTTGGCCCCCTCTATGTGCAGCGCCCAGGCCGCCGTGCCCGTCGCGCACATGCGCTTCAGCGCCAGCGGGGCCGTGTTGTGCCAGTTGCAGGAATCGAGCCAGGAGGCGAGCCACGCTTCCGCCATGGCATCGCCTGACGGCACGCTGATGCTCGCCTTCTCGTTGTACAAAAGCGCCGCCATGTCGCTGCACACCATGTCGGCTGGGGTGCAGGAGCGCACCTTCACCTTGTTGGTTGCGCCGTGCTCGTCCTTCTCCTCTCGCGTGTAGAAGCTGGCGGACTGCATGAAGTAGCCCCACCACTCCAGCACCTTGCCCTCCATCGGCGTGGTGAGCGATGCTGCTGGGTAGCCGATCGATTCCAGCCACTTCGTCGCGTTGGCGTTCAGGTCTTTCACTTCGTGCCTCCTACAGGCTCGGGTCGTTTATCAAATCGAAGGCCGCGTAGCGCACGGCATCGATCGCGTGGTTGTCCTTGTCGGGGAAGCCCTGGAAGCGTCCTTCCTCGTCCTCCATGGCGCGGTACCGCGTGAACTCCGCCCAGGCAAGCGGGCAGCGCTTGCGGTCGATCGAGATTCGGCGGCGCTTGCGCAGCCACTGGATGCCGTCGGCAACTGGAATCCGCTTGGAGGCCCCGATGATCCGCATGCCGTCGTTAGCCCACGTGGCTATGTCCTTCGGGGCCGCGGCGTCGGCGCGGATCTCGTTCTCTGGCTTGTTGCGCAGCATGACCGGCTCGCCATCGGGACCGAGGCGCAGGTTGCCCTGCGCGTCCCGCTCCGCCAGCCTGCGGCGCACCTCGGCGATGTTCGGCGCGTCCAGGACCTCGGTGTTGTACAGCTCGTCGAAGATGAACAGCTCGTCTGCCTTGCGGTCGTACGCCACGCGCAGGAAGACGAACGGGTCTTGCATGAAGCCCCAGTCGATGCCGTTGCGCACCCACTTGAAGCCGCGCTCCTCGCCAGGTGCCAGCTCCCTGTCCTCGACGTTGCCGAACACGCGGCCAGTGAGCTTGGTGGTCTTGCCTTGGTATTCGTTCATGTAGGCTTCTAGGTTTGTGGCTTTCAGCTTCTCCGCATCGCGCAGGAAGCCCTCGCCAAGCCATTCGGGCGGCACCTGGTCGTAGTTGACCTGCAGCGCGTAGGTGTCGGGATCCTCCATGGATTCCTCGAAATGGGCGTTGCTCCAGTGCTCGCAGTCGGGGTGCGTGTTCCACATTCGGAAGGTTCGGAACAAGGGCGCAGCGCCGCGCTTGACGGTCTGCTCGGCCTTGCGAACGGGTGCCATCCCCTTGAACTGGTTGAACTCCTCCCAGACCGCGAACCCGATGTACATGTCGGGGTCGCGGAGCTGCAGGGACTTGGTCTTCTCTGGGTCGTCCAAGCCGCGGAACATGACCACCTGGCCCGTGCTCTTGCGCGTGATCTCCATCGGGTTGAAGGTCCAGGTGAAGTCGTGCTCAACGCCAAGGCGGCGGATGCTGCTGATGAAGGCCGCCATGATGGAGTCGCGGATGGTGGCGCTAACCTGTCGGAAGCCCACGCCGCACATTTTGGGGTCGTTCAGCATCAGCATCACCGCAGCCAGCGTGAACATGGATGTTTTCAGGCCGCCGCGCCCGCCGCGCGCCTCGTAGGTGGAGTGACCGCCCTGCATGATGTCGCGCCAAACGTCCCAGTAGGCTGGGGGAACCAGCTGCGCGGTGTCCAGCACGGGCCGCGGGTTCTCGGCCTCGTGCTGCTCTATCAGGCGTTGCATGCGGGCGTTGCTAAGGCTGTACTCCATCGGCTTGTTGCGCTCCAGCCACCAGGCCGCGGCCTTCCAGTCCTTGGTCATGCCAGCCTTCATCACGGCGTTGATCATCGCCGTGGTGCGGTTCACCTCGGCTTTTTTCATCGCTTCGGACAGTTTCTTCTGGTTGTCCGTCCTCGGGTGGTTGAGCCAGGTCGAGAGGGTTGAGGCGCGCACGCCGAGGGCCAGGGCGATGTCCTTGCCCTGCGCCCCGCTGTTCATCAGCTTCACCGCGTTGGCGATGAAGTCCTCTGTGCATTTCTCCTTCGACATGCTCCCATTGTCTTGGTGCCGTCACACGCAAAAAAGGCGGCAGCCGTAGCCACCGCCCAATGTAATCGCCTGTCTATGAGGGAGTTATTCCAACCGCCCATGCAAACGCCTTCACCGCGTAAACGAGAACGGTCATGGCGACCGCGCACCCCGCTATCGCGGCGCATGCGCAGACGGTTACCGCCGCTATCGCCCTCAGCGCATGGGCTGCGAGCTCGCTTATGGTCTCGCTGTCCATCCCTAAAGCTCTCTTATCCCCGCCGCCTCGCGGCGGCTTGCCGTGTAAGCCCTTGCCAGCCATGGCGGCATGGTATCGGCTATCGCCCTGACGCGCTGCATGTAAGCCGCCTCCGGTATCGGCTTTGCAGCGTCCTTCTTGCGGGCATCGCGCTCCCTGCACTGCGCCGCCTTGCCTATGCGGACGGCACCCGCGTTGCTGTTGGCGCGGAACACCGCACAGCATTCCGCTTGCAGCTCGTCCAGGCAGTTGCCGCGGGCTGGGCAGTCCACCGTGCACCTCACAGCTTGCCGTTCCTGTCGCGCGCCAGGCCCTCAACGGCATCGATTGCCAGCATGGCGATCTGCGCCCAGCCCCTCGCTTCCGCATGCCAGTAGATCGCCAGGGCTGCCAGCAGCACGACGGCGAGCGCAATGGCTGCGAGCAGCATCAGGCAAAACGTGAAGCTCATTCGACCACCACCTTTCGCAGTAACTTCGCAGTAGTTTCGCAGTAACTTCGCAGTAACTTCGCAGTAGTTTCGGAGCGGTTGGGACTGTCCCACCAGCGTTTGCATGGCTTCAGCTCGATCTCGCTCATCCTCTCGGCTCCTTCTCGCACTCGCTGAACCATTCGCGGAAGCTCTTCGCGCAGTCGTTGCAGAGGTGTATATTCCTGCGCAGCTTGTAAATCCCCCTCGTCGGATTGCGCACGAAGAAATCCCTAGCCGTTCGCGAGACGTACTTCCCACATCTGTCGCACTTGTAGACTCTCATTTGGCCACCTTCTCCGCTTCTTTTATTCGAGATTCGACCGTATTGGAGATGTTTTTGCACCATGATTCCATCTCGTTCATGTACGCCTGAAAATTGCGAGTGGCGACTTCTTGAAACTGCAAGTAGTGGAGCAACTGAGCGAGAGACTTGTCATCGCCAATACCAGCCGCTTCTGCCCTCTCCCTTAGCTGCATGTATTCGGAAAACGTCATTCGACCACCATCCTCTCGCCACATTCGGGGCAGAATCGCGGTTCGCAATCGCACGGGATGTCCAAATCCCAGAATCCACCGCCGCTCTGGTGGTACTCGACCACGCACCCGACGAAGCCGCACGATGGGCAAACAAAGGCATCGGCTGGGTTCATGTTCGACAAGCTTGCATCGTCCACAAGCTCGTGCGAGTAGTCGGTCATGGCGTGCGGGTGCCACCTCTGGTAGCATTTCGATGCCCCGCACGTGGGGCAAAATCCAGATGGCCTAGTCATCGTCGGTCACCACATCCGCGCCGCAATTAGCGCAGTAGCGTGACGGTATCACGCCGCAGCAATCTGTAACTGCATCTTTGCGGTTGAATGCTCCGCATCGAGTACAACGCCAATAGATGCCGCCCGCACCATCACGCTTGGTTGTCGGGCGGTCGATCAAGTCGGCAAGCAGATGGAATATGTCTCCCTTGCCGACTACCGCGCGGATTGCTCCGAGCGCCATGGCATTGTGCTCCTGCTTGGTGCACATGAGCGGCATTCCTTCGATGCTCTCGTCAAGGCTGCGCAGCTTTCGCGCAACCTCGCGGCGCTCTTCGTTGCTAATCATCTCCGCGCCATCCTTTCGGCATGTCCTCTATGCGGCGCTTGCTCGTGTATGTGATCCTGGTATGCACTTCGAGAATGAACTTCTTTCCGCACTCCGGGCATTCGTACGCATCGTCGTATTCGCCCTCGAACTCCCAGCTGTCGGAATCTTCGTAGCCGCACCACGGACACGTGATTTCCTCTTTGCACGGCTGCTCGTTTTCCCATTCCAGCTCTCGGTCGAAATCAGAAATGCACTCGTCGCACCACGAATAGCCATCCTTACCGCCAACGGGTCCGCACGTGAAAAGCTTGCGGTTTTGTGTCGGCTTGCCGCATCGACTGCATGAGTACGTTTCGCCCGTTTTTCGCCACCCGTACGGCATGTCAGTCGTCATCACTGCGCCTCCTCTTCGATACCCGCGAGCCGCTTGGCGCGCCTAATGAGGTCCAGGTTCATGTTCTGGAAACAGGTGAAGCCTGCCTCCAGCTTGCCCTTGCATTTTAAGCAGTAGGTGCTTGGGCCTTCGGGAAACCCGAAATAGCCGCATGGGTATTTCATTGCGTCCTCTTCCAGCTTCTCCCAACTGTCTGCTGGCTCTGGCTTGAAATGGCGGACTCTCGATGGCTCGGGAGTAAAGCAGAGGCAACTCTTCTTGTCCTCCGCGATAAAAAGCAGCATGTCGTCTTGGAGACGATAGCCGAGCACGGTCATGGAGTCGCCATCGATGTTCATTTCATCGCCTATCCGAATCGGCACGCCGTCCGCATCGACTGGCAGCCTCATGTACGCATCTGGCTGGAACCCTTCGGCGTTGCCCTTCCAGTCGTCGAGCTCTGTCTTAAGCGCCGCGTTCTCCTGCTTCAGATCTGCCTTCTCTTTCTCCAACCGCTCGTTCTTGCGCACCATGTCCAGAACAGCGCCGACAACGGTTTGCATGTTCCAAAGCGTCCTCTTCCTTTCGCTGCAATCATCGAACGTGCTCTTCGCCCTTGCCTCAAATTCCTCGTACTTCATCGCTTACCCCTCCGCTTTCATCGTTTCGTAAAGCTCGCTCATCTCGCCCGTGCTGCCGTAGCCGCCACGGTCTGCGCATCCCATCGATTCAATTTCCTTGAATATGATCGTGCTCCAGTCAGGGATAAACGGCGATGGCATGAACTGCGCGATTCGCGTCCCCTGCTCGATCACGGTGTCCCTGATCGCGTAGGCAACGAAACCCCACACATCGCCGTCACCGCAGTATTCGTTCTTGATAATCCCGATGGAGTTTGCCATCATGATCCCGTGCTTCAGGCACGTTGAGCTTCGCGGCACCACAAGCCCGAAATACCCCTCTGGCAGCTTCATGCGGATGCCCAAGGGGATGACCTTGACCTCTCCCTCCCGAAGCTTCATGTCCTCCGATGCCGCCAAGTCGAACATCGCGCCGTGGCGCTCGGGGTGGTTCCACCAGCCGTCGATCTTGATGGTTGCTGTGGGTGCCGGGCTCATCGCCCTTGCCTCTTCCTGTTGCTTTCCCATTCCTGTTCCTTTCCCTTCGTCCTGTATTGCCGTTTCCTGCACTCCGCCGAGCAGTAGAGCTGGTTTCGGCTCCGCTGCTCGAACTCCCTGCCGCACACGGGGCAGGCGGCCCTGCGCGGGTTCCTGTTCCAGTCGAACGGCGCTCCGCTGGGCCACACGTTGGCGTTGTCGGTCAGCATCGCTGCCCCTGGGCGTAGTAGGCGGCGGGGCGGTCGAAGCGCCCCTCCTTCGCCAGCTCCTTGCCGCAGAACGGGCAGTAGCTGATTCCCTCCGCTACCTTGTCCAGCTCGGTGAGGCGGCGGCTGACGGTGGCGTACAGCCCCCAGCCGCCCGCGCGCGTGGTCTCGACCTGGTACTCGCCGTCCTTGTCCAGCTCCTCCAGCTGGGTGCACCTGTGCTCCATGGCTTGCTCCTTTCGGCAACGGCCCGCCTGCTGGTAGAACTGCTACGAGCGGGGTGGGGTCGTGGCTCCTGTTTCTTTTCTTTTTCTATTTCTGTTCTCTTCTATTCAAATTGTTACGATAGGGGGCTATATTAACGAGCCGACCTGGGGTTTTAGGAGTTATCCACATTCTTCTTTCCCCAACGCTTCTCCATACCCTTCTTGCCCATCTGAGACCACTTGCGCGAGTTGTCGATGTTCGGGCGGATAAGCTCGAAGGCGAAATCAAGCGGGTACTCAAAGAAGGGCTCGCTCCCGTATGCCCCGTAGCGGATCACGCCGATTGCGAACTCGGCCTGCTTGTCTGCTGGCAGCATCTCCATTGCCTTGGTGTAGCTCGCGAACCAGGTGAAGTTGCTTGGCTCCAGGCACGGCGGCGTTTCCTCGAACTCATCCATTTCCGCCACTTGCTAGAACGGGATGTCGTCGTCGTAGATGCTCGGCGCGGCCTGCTGCGGTGCGGGCATGCCGCCGAACTGCAGCTGCATAGGCTGCACAGGCTGCATCGGCTGTGCGGGTGCCGCCGCCGCGTGCACAGGCTTGCTGCCGAGCTGCCCCTGCTGGCGGCTCATGAACTCGATCTCATCGACGATTACCTCCACCTTGCTGCGCTTCTGGCCATCGCGTTCCCACTGGCTCCAGCGGAGCTTGCCATCGATCGCCACCTTCGTGCCCTTGGCCAGGTAGGGCTGAAGCTTCTCTGCGCGGCTTCCGAACATGGCGCAATCGATGAAGTTCGGGTAATCCTCCCATTCGCCCGTCTGCTGGTTCTTGTGTCGGTCGTTCACCGCCACGCCGAAGCCCAGGATCGCCATGCCGCCAGCCGTTTGGCGCAGCTCTGGGTCGCGGGTCAGGTTCCCGCTGATTGCAACTCGGTTGATGCTCATTTCTTCTCCTTATTGGTCGGATTCCTCTGTATCGGTTCGGCGCAGGTACACACGGCCCTGCGACGTGAACGCCTTGACGTTGCCTGCCCTCTCGGCTCGGCTGCGCATCGCGGCGAACACCGTGTTCATGCTCTTGCCGTCCATGCACACCTCCGCACACTCCGCACCGCTCTCGATGAACTCGTTGAACGCCTGCTCGTACTCGGGCTTGCGGTTTCGGTAGCCGCCGCCGCGGCGCACGTTGGGAATGCTGCATGGCTTGATCGCTATTCCCATACGTGCTCGACCTCCGCGTTTGCCTGCTGGAAGCGGTCAAGGCGGCGCTTGAACTCGTCGGCGCAGGCGGTCAGCTGGTCGGTGGTCATCTGCAGGTAGTCGCAGCCATGGGCCTGGCGTGCGTAGGCATGGAAGCCCTTGAGGTCGAAGCCCGCCTGCTTGCCCTCGATGAACATCCCGCGCAGGCGCTCTTCGGCGGCTCTGCGCTCTTCCTCGCCGCTGGGGAACTCCACAGATTCTGCGATCTGTCCCAAACGCTGCTCGGTTGGGGTTTCGCTCGGCTGCTCGGGCTCTGGCGGCTCGTAGGCCGCCTCGGGCTGCTGCTGCGGCTGCTGCGGGCGCGCGGTGCCCATGTGAGCCTGGTCCATCTCGGCGCTGTCGTACAGGCCGCCGAACTCCTCTGGCATCGCCTCGCGCAGGGCGTGCACCAGGGCGACCTTGCGTATCATCGTGCCAGGCATCTTCGCCCATCCGCTCTTGCCAGTGCTGTACTCCGCAAGGCTTACGGTGTCCTTGATGGGAACCTGGTACCCGCGCATGTATACTTCAGCCCATCCGCCTAAAAGCACCTCGCCGATCTGGGGGAAGAGCGCGGAGCCTTCGCGGTCGATGATCTGGCCAGCGGAGTTAAGCACGCTGACACCGGCGCGGAAGCCCTCGCAGTTCTCGTTGCGTGCGGCGCGCTTGGTGAATACGTCCTTGCCCGTGATGATGGTGGCGTTGCTGCCGTACTTCACCAGGTAGGCTTCTCGGATGAAGGGGTTGAGCCTGTGCGCCTTGCAAAGCTGGATGAACTCCCATGCCTCCTTGTCGGTCACCTTTGCGTTGCCTTGCGCGCACACGTCGCGCACGACCTGCGCTGACAGCTCGATCTCCTGCCCGCCGTCAGTCTCGTACTTTGCGATTTCCTCTGCCATTACTCTTCTCCTTCCAACAGCGCCGTTGCGCTCATGCCGTTTACCAGCGGCCTAAGCGCCGCCACCGCTTCCTGCTCCTTAACCGCCGTGCGCACCGCCTTGGGGCGCTGCGGCTCCCAAAGCAGGAAGTCCACGACCTCGCCGGTCTTGCAGTCGATAATGTCGTCCCCGCACTGGGCGAAGCGCTCCTCCCAGCCCTTCACGGGCGTTTCCTCGGTGAGCCCGCACGATGCCAGGTAGTCCAGCGCCTTGGCCTTGCGGAGCGGGTCGATTGCCGCCTTCGGCTTGCTGAACACCACCGAGATGGTGCCCACGTTCTGCCCGTTGGCCTTCACCTGGCGGCGGTCGATGCCGCAGGTGTCGTAGAAGCCAAGAAGCTCGTCCTTGGCTTCGCCCTCAAGCTCCTTCACGCGGTTGTCTACACGCTTCTTCAGCACGCGCATCAGCGCCAGTTCCTCGTCGGCTGTGATTGGATTAGCCATTTCTTTTTCCCTTCTGACCTGGGTTTTCCCCATCTATTTTTATGTTCATAAAATCTTCACGTGCCCTTTGGAGCCGTTTGCGGGCCGTTGCGTAGCGCCTTTGCACGTTGACAAGGTGCCATTCCTCCAGTTCTTCGAAGAACCGCTGCTCGGCTTCGCGGCGCTCCGCTTTTGACATGCCTTTGAGGTTCGGCGGGCGCGGAGTCTTGATTGGCTTGGAGCGCTTGCCCGGCATGACGCCGCCGCGCTGGCCCCTTGAATCTGGCCCAAGTGCCAGGTACAGCGCCGTGCACTCGGCTTCGGTTGCCTGCATCTTGTGCCGTACCTTGCACACCTGGCACTCGCCAGTGTCGGCATCAACGCTGGTGCGCCAGCAGCTGCACCCGTTGCACCATTCCAGGTGCCATTCGCATCGGAGGGAAAGGCCCATCGCCTTTGCCTTGTGGTCAACGCTTTTCGCGCTTCTTCCAAGGCGCTCGGCTATCTCGGCCGTTGGCACCGTTCCTGCCCATTCCTCAAGCGCCGCGACCTCGTATGGGAGCCATTTGCGGTATCTACGCGTCATACAAGCTCGTTCTCCGGTATCGGCTCAACCTCGAAGCGGATAGAATCGCCCTGCTTGCGCGTTCGGTCGTGCTTCACGACCCGAACCTCGACAACCTGCGAATCGTCCCTGTAGGCAACCCCGTTGAGCGCATCGAGCACGGCCTTCAGCACGTTGTCGATGTCGGGCTTCGTGGTGTCGCGCTCCCTCTCGATGCGCTTCGGGCGGCTCTTCGGCAGCGCCTTGAAGGTGTGGACGACAACGCGCACGGCGCAATCGAAGCATTCCCCCTTGTACGCGTCCCTCACCGCTTGCTCGTCCGCCGCCGTCCTGCCGTCTGTGTAGGTTGCAATGTGCCCGTTGCGAACGGTGGAGCGATGGCGGCGCTTGTTCGGTATGCGGTTCACGGCGTACATCACGCATCTACCTCCCATCCAATGTCGCGTGCCTGCTGGGCGGTCAGGGCGTGGTCGGCGCGGTACTGCTGCATCGCATCGTTCTGGGCGTTCTGCGCTGCCCCGACGATGCACCCGACGGCCAGCAGCGCAGCCGCCAGAAGCCTTGCCGCGCTCATCGCTCGCAGCCTTCCCACACGTACGGCTCGTAGGCGGAATCAAGCCATTTCGCCATGGCCGAATCGGAAAGGCGCAGGCCGCGCTTGCAGCCCCTGCGAACGATCGCCTTCAGCCTGCCCGCGCGTATCTCTCGGTAAAGCGTCTCGCTTGGGACTCCGTACTGCTTGGCGGCTTCCCTCACCGTGTACAGGTGAGGCGCCTTGAACTCCTTGGTCTCCATCGCTACTCCTCCTGATGTTGCCCTGTCTTTTCCTTTCGATTGTTAATAAAACTTACAAAGATAGATTAAAAAAATTACAGCGAAGTGCTGTTCTTGACGCACGCAACCATGCGGAACGGGTTGCCCTGAAAATCGATTCGGGAGAGCATGAAACCCTTCTCGAATTCTTCGCTTAAATCGCATTCTGCCAGGCATAACGCTTTGAGCAGAGCGTGTTTGTCGTCTTTCTCCCAGAAGCCTTCAACAAGCTCGGAATCGAGACTGAACAGGCCGTATTTGCTTCCGTATTTACTCATTCTGGATACCCCTTTCCTTTGGTAGTTGTAACTATAGGTTATAAACAATGAATTGTAAATAATAAACTTATATCAATATTTTGTTTATTTCCTAAACTTATATATAAAAGAGAAAGCTCACCGAGAAGGGGGCATTGATGGAGAGATCGGCGACTGGGCGAAACATAAAGGCGCTGCGTGAGAATAACGATTTGACGCAAGCGGAGTTCGCCGAAAAAGTAGGTGTGACGATTACCACCGTAAGCGGATGGGAAACCAGGAACATACCGCCGCGCCAGAAGATGCTTGCTCATATCGCGGGGCTGTTCGGCGTTTCCGTTGACGATCTCGTGTCGGAGAACGGCTACCTCGCAAAGCGAAGCGGCATCAGCGCTGCAACCGATCTCGTGCAGGCCAAGCCCGTTTCCGCCGATTCCTTCCTGCATGTCGAGGGCGGGGGAGAGCCGATACCATGCCCGGCAAAGTACTGCCGTGAGGGCAACTTCTTCATCGTCCAGGAGGACGAGAGCATGAACCTGGCTTTCGCGCCTGGCTCCCACGTGCTCATAGACACGTCGCGCGATGTTGCCGACGGTGACTTGGCCCTTGCCGAGGTCGGCGGCGGCAGCCCCATCCTGCGCCGCCTGAAGCTCACGGACGGCCTTGCCATACTTTCCCCAGAGAGCACCAGCGATTCCTTCCACCGCATAGTCGTCGATCAAACCGACCCCAACGCCCCTAGCCTGCGCTTCCTTGGGCGCGCCGTGTACGCCTCCATGGACTTCGGAAGGCGCTAGCCCATGGCCAGGAGAAGCGCATGGGGCAGCATCCAGGCGGCTGGCCCTGGCATCTGGCGCTTGCGCTACCCGCTGCCAAACGACCCCAGCACAGGCAAGCGCCGCCAGGGATACGAGACGGTGCACGGAACCAAGAAGGACGCATCGAAGCGCCTGGCTGAGCTGCGCATAGAGCACGATCGGTTCCGCGTAAGCCCTGCCGTCATGACGGTTTCCAGGCTTTGGGGGCAGCATTACAGCAAGCACATCGAGCGCCTTGCGCCCTCCACCGTCGAGGGCTACGAGAGCGCCTACCGCACCGCGATAGAGCCGACGTTCGGGGATCGCGAGCTGGATTCCATCAGGAAGGCCGAGGTCCAGGAGTGGCTTGACGGCATGACCTACGGCAGCGCGAAGAAGGCGCTCGCCGTGTTCCGCGCCATGTTTTCGTTCGCCGTCGACAACGACATGTGCAACGAGTCACCCTTCACAAAGCGCTATCAGCTGCCGCCCAAGCCGCAGAAGAGCAGCCGCGAGGTGTCCGAATCGGTGCACACCGAAGCGGAGCTCGCCGCCATCCTGGCCGATGCCAGGGGTGAGCGCTGGGAAGCGCCGTTCATACTGTCGGCGTTCGGCGGGCTTCGCCGCGAGGAGGCGTTCGGCGCGCAATGGGCGGACATAGGCTTCCAGGACGGCTACGCCGTCGTGCACGTGCAGCGCGGGGCGCAGAACGCCAAGGGCGGCGTGCGCATCGTGAAGCTGAAGACCGAGGGGAGCTACCGCGAAGCCGTCATACCGATGCCGTACGCGCAGCGCCTGCGGGAGATAAGCTTCGAGCGGCTGGGGGACACCTGGGTTTGCGAGGGGGACGACTGCGAGCCGTTGAACCCTGACCTGATGAGCGCGGCGTACAAGCGATGGCACTTCGGGAAGCCGCACCGCTACGTGCCGTGGATGAACTTGCGCAACTCGTACGCAACCATGCTCCACGCCAAGGGGGTCGATCTCGGCACCGTCGCGAAGCTGCTGGGGCATGCAACGCCGACGGTTACCTTCCAGCACTACGACCGCATGAGCGCCGAGCAGCTTGCAAGCGTCGTCTCCGTGCTGGGCAATCCGTCGGAATAGCTTACATATATATAGGTAAGTACTTAAACAAGAAAAGGCCGCGGAATGCGGCCTTTCGGTTTCGTGGGGTCAGCCCGCCGCCATGCAGAAAGTAACGTCAACCAAACGAAAGGGAAAGATGATGGGCGGCGGGCCGTTCCCCAGAAAGGAGGTGCGCGCACGGGCCAAACCGGTTAGGAGGGAGAGGAAACGCATTGTTTCCGAAAGCCCGAACGTGACGCTTTGCATTATGATTCGGGTGTCACAGGGGAACATGTGCAAAGAGTTGTGCAAAGCTGCACGCCTTGTGCACAACCAAATGAGCCGCCTGCCTTCCTGTTCGTGCGAAAACGCATGTAGCAAGACGGAATATGACGGGCTGAAACACCAGAAGTCGGCTCCTCCTGACTTTTAATCCCAAGGCCGCGGGTTCGATTCCCTCACGGCGCACCACTTCGCAACTAAGGCCCGCCGTACGGCGGGCCTTTTGCATTCAGTGGACGTCACTTTTGTTTTGGGCAATAGGATAGCTTTTGCCTATACCCCCTCTTGCCCATATCCCCTCATTCGCGGGTTTTGGCCCGTTGTAGCCGCAGGGGCTCTGCA